CCAGAAGATAAAGTCTTCCAATACCTGTCTGAACCTTCGAGAGTTATTGTAGTATTTCCCGATGGATTGTTACCATCAATTTCTTGTATAAAATATAAATCTCCATCAATTTCAATCAAATAATTCTCTTTGAAATAATCATTTTCTAATGGAGTTGATACCAAATTGTTGGCTCCATTGACAATGCCAAGCGAAGATTCTAAATCGCCAACTATTTGAATTTTAAAACCTTTATGACTCATATAGCCGATATTATTGTTAACTAATCTTTGGAATATTTCAAGACTTGTTCCAATAACATCGCCACTTGTATAGTTTTCAATGTAAAATTGATCGACAGTTCCATCAACAAAGCCACTAATCCTATATTCAACACCAGAAATTTTTTGATAAAATCCAACACTGTAAATATTTCGAACATCATGAAAATCAGAATTCAAAACTTCAGTTCTTCCTCTTGCAGTAACTATAATGCTACCACTTGTCGATGAGAATAATAAATTGTTATCTTTATCGTATGCCTCATAAGACACAGAGCTTACAGATGTTGACGGAAGCGTTCCATCATCTTGTAATAATAATATTTTATTTGGTAGAATATTTAAGATATCATAGGATGTTGCTGAATATGCAATAATTTTAATTTTCCACGAACCAGACGAATATCCTTCGGCAACATCCCAAAGAGATTTAAATTCAGCAAAATCTTTACTGCTATCTGAAAAAGAAAAGATATTATCTTGATATATGTTTATATTACTTGTTGAGTCAACTGGATTTGAAATTCTAAATGAAAATGCTCTTGAATCAATTCCTAATAAAGAATTAGCAAATACAGAATTAGTTTCATCTAATGGCTCTGACACTGTATTTACTTCAATTGTATTTGCGAAAGGATTTTGAATTGTATACTCACCAGCTAAAGTGCCACCCAAAACCTTTAAAATTCCTGTTCCATTTGAAATAACACCAATTTGTTTAAAGTTAACCTCACCAGAAAATAAAACTACACTATCGTTATAAGCAATTCCAGATCCAGAATTTACAATAGTAGAACTAGCCAATGCATTTCTCAATATGGCAGATGTATTACGACCATTTCTCATGCCCCTACTAAACCACATTTGTGCATTTCCAGAAATGATAAATTCGTTTTCCTTGTAAGTCATAAGAGCCTCAATTTCTTCAATTGGTGGCATTATGACTTCTTCAAAACCTCCATAAATATTCATTACATGTAAAATTGCATGAAAAGGTAAAGATTCACTGAGAACTTCATAAGCCTCAATAATTCTATCATCACTTAAATTTTTGATTTCTAAATCTATATTGTATTTACTGCTCAAACTACTAAAGCATGGATCGATGAAATTCTTGTCAATATCACATGGATCATTTGAATTTCTAATCGATCCATTGTATTCATCCATGTTATAAATGTTTTCTGAAAATGGAAATTCTGTTTTTACTTTTCCAAATATAACATTGTCATGAAATGGATTTTTTGTTGGAATAATAATATCAAATAATGGATCTGTCTCTTCAATTAATCTTACATTCCAATTTTTTAATGGGTACTCTTGATCCCTTTCATCTCTGGTGTCAGAGAGTGATAAAGTTCTTACATAATCTTCTATCGATTGTTCAGAAGGACTATTGATTTCATTGTATTTATATAATACTCTAATAGAATCGCCATTTTCTAATGTTATTGGATTTACCGAAAGAGTTTCACCAATCCATTCTATAGTCGAAATACCATCTATATTTCCAAATTCAATATAATCTAATGTTAACAAATCCCATGTGTCGCTATTAGAATAACGAATATATAATTCAAAATTATTCAAATCTAATGACAATGCTGTTTTTTCTAATACAAAAGTATTTAAATTTCCATCATAAGTAAACACTTCTTGCCAAGTATAATCACTAATTACCTGCCATAACCTTGTATACTTTATAAATTTAATGCCAGATTGATCCAGAGATTCTATTAGACCACTTGTGGTTCCTTTCTTTTTGAAGATTGGCATTGCTCTCTTTATCTGTCTTCTCCACAAATAAGGATCATTTGATTTAAGCTTCAAGCTGAAAAGATTTGATAAAAATGGCAATAGTTTTTCATTCACTACATTTGCATCAAATAAATCAATAATTTGATTCGCATAATCTTCAAGAATGGTAAATCCATCAGCAGTAGCTAAATTTAATTTGTTTATAACATCTGGAGTTCTATCGAATTCACTGAATCTTATTTTGAATATTTCTGGAGTATATCTTTCAAACAAAGTCGCATATTTTTCTGGAACAGTAAAATGCGATGGAACTGCCGTAGCTCTTGTATCACCTAATAAATTGAATTTTTGATGACTTGATTTTGTTGTGCCGGCAATTACAGAAGTCCAAGTCAAACAAATGAAATAATCACCTTCACGATATCCTTGAGCATCCCAAATGTATTGAAAATTACCATATAAAGTATTTCCATTTGCGTCTGTAGATACTTTTTTAATTAATGCATTGTCTTGGTCTGTAGATAACCAAGCTGGAAATTCTGGATTGCCAAGAGTGAATATTGGTGTTGCGTCTTTGTAATAAAATTTTTGTTGTGTAATACTTGATTCAAGATTGGCTCTATTCTTTCTGGCTTTAAATATATTTTCTTCAGTTGGATAATCACAAGCTAATTTTTCAGATACCAATGTTGTTTGTAGTTTTTCTTTTTCATAAATGTCTTGCGTATATTCATTGACTGTTGGATCAATAAAACTTCTTTCTATGAAGTATATAACTATTTTGTCAACCTTATAAGGATCAGACAAAAGGCAACCATCATCATCTGGAGTTTCTAACTCAAAAATGATTTCATCAGTTATTTTTGGATTCTCAGATATTTTTTTTTGTGCCATTGTAATTATTCGTAAACGAATCCTAATTCAATAATGTCAGATCTAATTATTTCATAAAATTTAGTTGTAACAATATTTGTAGCACCTAAAGTTATATCATCTGTATTAAATGTAATATCAACTAATTTAATTTCTTTTAAATCAGAAAATTCTTTTATTAGATCGTTTTCTTTTAATGTTCTGCCATACTCCCAACGATTAATGCTGAAAAATGCATCTATTCTATTTGAAATTTTAACTCTAAGCTCATCTTCAAATTTTCTATATAATTTATCCATTGTGATAGAAATATTTACATCAACATTGACAACCACCCCGTCTTTTATACAGACATAATCTGTAATCATTTTTTTGGATTCTATGTAAGACATTAATTCTGTTTTCAGTTGGTCACTAGCAACCTCTAAAGTGTTTTTATCTTTTCTAGAAAGAATATAAATGTCTATGATATTTGCTGCACACCCATGATTTCTTAAAACAGCAACAGATTTTCCAATCTGACCATTATATGGAGATACATATAAGTCAGTAAGAGTCTTATAATCTAAACCTGTAACTGCTCTATCTTGAGTTCTAAGATACATTGGCAATTTTCTTCTAATATCTTCAATCGTATCTCCGTCATATCCATATTGTGCTTTGGTGTAATTGTTCAAAAATACACCTATTGGATAATTTAATCCCGGAACATTAACCAACACAGAACTTTGTGTTGCATTTGTTACAAGATTTCCAATAGTTCCACCACCAGTCCTATAATATATGCTGATCTTAGATCCTATTGATGGAACCATACCAGCAACTCCATTTCCAAAAATGAAATATGCTGCAAAATTCGAATCAAATTCAACTCTGTATTCTCTAAATGGTTGAGACTCGGTGAAATAATCTACTTTATTCCACATAACACCATCTACAAAAACTTGCATAGAATCATATATGACTGATCTACTTCTGGATTGAATTGTTTGATTTCTAGATCCGTTGCTGGTTATTTCTTCAAATATTGTTATTCCTTGTAAACCAATAATACTAGCATTTACTACACTATTTGCTGAAATTATAATATCTTCATCAAAAATAGGATTCCCATCCGAGTCAGCCGAAAATAATTCTATGTTTACTGAAGTTCCTCCACCATTAACTTCAAATGAAATTGGCGTTGGTATTCTTATATCAGTTGTGATTGGATTGTTTATTGATGCTGTCCAATAACTTTTCGCTGCCACTGGTGGTTGTGGATTGTAGCCAACTAATTTACAAAGCCTAAAAGCATTGTCAATTTCAGAAACAGTATCAATGAAAATTTCATTTGCAATCTGATCTAACTTAAATGAAAGTGTATCTGCTATAAATGCCCAATTTTCAATAAGCATAATTGCTAAAGATGATTCTACGAAATCTGTAAATTCATTGGAAAAACGCTGTTGTGTAAATTCAACTAATCTTGTTTTCATAGACCAAAAATCTTGATTAGTATAATTCAAATTAAACACATTAGGCTTGCCGATTACTTCGGAAGTTGCGTAAGGTTCAATATTAAATGGACAATTATTTGTCATCCTATGCCCCCAATGGTATTTCTAATTTTAATTCTTGTATTTTCGTAATTTCCAACCTATCAAAAAATGTAATTCTTATAAGTAAAACACTTTCATTTGTGGGATTGTCATCTAATGGATTCGCACTATTTTTGTCTAATCCACTTTGAATATATATGTTTTCTATTGCTACTCTTGGTTCCCAAGTTCTTATAGATAAGGCAATCATATCTCTTGTTTCACGCACAGTTACTGGGTCGTTAGGATTAAAAAACAACTTTCTTAATGGAGTTCCATAATTAGCCAACATCACTCTCTCTCTTGGATTGGTTAGCAATAAAACAATCAAATCTGATTTTATTTGATCGATACCATGTTGAATGTAAAAAAATCCTTTCGGAGTTTTTGTAATTGGATATGGAACACCTTTAAAACTTTTTATATTAATCATGAGTTAATGCCTTATGTGTTAGGATCGTTGTCACATTTATTTTTAGCAAAAGGCAACATACTAAATATGCTCATACAAGGATCTTTCTTTCCCAAACTACCAATAACTTTTGAACTTGCCCTAATTGCACCAGTAGATGGATCATACATAAGAACCATTCCAATTTTTGGAGAATCCTTTTCCCCTGCAGTTCCAGCTAATAAAGCTATAAATTCTTTTGCAAAGAATATGTGCGATTTATCTGTCATATTTACATAGTAATTTTTAGTGTAAACAAGTTTGAATTTACTGATAATTTCAATCTTATTTGCAGGTTTAGAGCAGCCGCCAATATCTCCAATCACTTCAATGTGATCATCAGTTGTGGCAACTATATGATTTCCAGCAACTCTTAAGAACACATATCCGGGACCATCTTTCTTTTCTTGATATCTGTGAATGTGAGGACCACGACAATTGTCATGGTGAGGACAATATATTTGAATATATTGTTGATCAGTTTTTTGTTGATCAAAATCATCACGCATGGAAAATTCTAGACCATATCCACTTCTAATTTTTACATATGCTTTTTTCGATAATGGCTGTGGATCTCCTCCATGACCAACTGGATTTTGCTCTTCGTTTTGTTTTTCTGGAGAAAGACTTTTTCTCGATTCGTAACAATAGTCAAGTTCCTCATCAATCATTTCAAATTGATGTTTACTTGATGTTTGCATGCTTATACCATGATGTTTTCCAGCTATGCATTTTTGTTTTTCATGATCGTTAAGCTCAATTTTATTGCCATGAGCAGTAAGAAGTTTAATTCCATTCCATTCGCTTCTTATATTACTTTCTTTCTCTAAGTCACTCATTTCAATCATATGACCAGTGGCAGATTTCATATAAGTTCTGCCCTCATAAACATCGCCAGAACCAAAATTAAATGGCTTAGTGCTTCTTTCCCAATCTGGAATTCCTTCGGGATGACGAACAGAATCATCCATTACGAATGTATGACCAGAAACTGACATTAATTGAATGCCAGTTTGAGGAAGATCACATGTGTTGTTTTGTGGAGTTTCTGGTCCTTTATATGGACGACATTCATTTTCGTGTTTAAAATAAGGATTTTGACCAATCTGATCTTTGTAATGTGTTGATTTTGGATGACCAGTTCTTGCGTTTGATTTGAATCTTGGAATTAATTGTCCACATATGGGAATTTCTGAAGTATTTTCTATTATTGGTTTAATATCTTTTGCTTTTTGCTCTTGAATCGCCAAGGATTCGGCACTTTGTCCCAAAGCGGTGTAACTTTCTGAATTTACATTATCTCCAGAATTATTAGTTGATGTTATTCCTCTATCAATACCAATTGATCTTGCTAAATCTGGATATGGCATTTCTGGAACACCAGCAAGGCAACTCACATCATCATCTGGAACTATTTCATCAGTATTTGGATATGTAACTCTACAAGTTGGATGCGCCCATTGACCCGCATAATGAAGATGGTCATCTTTCATCATAATCCAATTGCCAGTACTTGACATTAATTCTATTCTTTTCCATCTTCGATTACATTTAGGATCTCCATCAACCATTTTAAGCATATGCTTTTCTGGAGTTTTAAATCCATAAATGTTTGGATATGTTATAAGTTTTTGAACTTCTGGTTTGTCAGCAAAATCAAGAACAGATGTTAAATCAAAGCCATTATAAGATTCTGTGTTCCAAGGAGGCAAAACTTGAGATCCATCATTTGGACCAACTAAATATCCTTTTCTATGACCTTCATGAATTCTTCCATACTCCTCCATAAGATGATTAACACCCCAGTTGTGTTTACCATCTGGACCACGATTTCTAGCCCATACAGTTCCAATATAATATGCCGAAGATCGATGACCACTTTCGAAAATTAAAGCAACTGATGATCCTGCTGGTGGAACCCAACTTAAACCAGAATCATCAAATCCACCCATAGCCGAAATTGGACTAGCCCAAGGAAGTTCTTCTACTTTGCAATCGGCACGATGTAATTTTGGATGAAAAAATTTAATTCTATTTTGCTTCCATATGTCGATTGTTTCAATTACTAAACCAACCATAACACCAAAAAACATATCTTTGGTATCTGGACTTTTATTTTGTTGATCAGATCTAGCAATTGCTTTTGTTGAATAATCAACATCTCCAAGTTGAAGTTGTAAACTTTCAATTCTTCTTTCAAGCATAGAAATTTTTTCATTTAAACTCATATTATTTTCCCATTAATTTTTATTCTGTTTCGCCTTTAAAACTACCATCGCCAGTATTTTCCATAGTTAAGCCTCCGCTTCCCTTGCCACCAATAGGATCTTTGACGCTAAGTTCAGCATTGGGAACTGGTAGACTTACAGATAACTTAGTTATATACTTGCCAGCTTCAATTTGATGGTCTACGCCCATGATCATCCATCTTTTATTTGATAAAATTTTATTCAGTGGTGGTTTTGCAAGCCAAGTATCACAATTGTTAGAACCTTCATCGCCTATTGAAAATGGACTTATAACTGCAATCGCAACATATCTTCCCATTTGTTCGACTAAATTGGCATACTCTACATTCCCAATTATGCTTAAATCTCCCTTTATACTTCTAGCCTGATCAAAAGGTTTGTTTGCTGTAGTTTGAGCGGCAGTTGTTTTTTCCAAAAGAACAGTTCTAGCTTCTTGTGGAACAGTGTAATCATATTCGCTAGGCAAAGCTTGAGCATTACCAGATCCAGAATTTTCAATTGGACTTAATTTGGGATCTTCTTTATTTTTAACCATTTCTCCAGAATCACCACCACCAGAAATACCACCAAAACCACCAGCATCAAGAATCCATTCTATTTCTGGATTAAATTCAATAACTGGACTGCAATTTCCTCCGTTTACTATAAAAGATTTTTCTTCTCCTTTACATGAACAATTTTCATCTGGCTTACAAGAATCATCTTCTTGTATGATTAATTTTGGACCAGTTTCTACGGATGGATCATATTTGAAATACACGCCAAGTTTGTTTATGGTTTTTATTGTACTAACCCAATTTCTTATAGTTGATAAAAGAGGCAATTCATTTGCTTTCCAAACTGCTTCAATTCCATCTGGATGAATTTCAAAAATTAATTCTCCTGTCCATTCTCTATTTCTAAACTCAACTTTTATTGGAGGGTCTTCGGCTTGACACATGTCTCTAATTGCTTGTTTTAATCTTTTTAAATTTCCTTCTTTTCCTTGATTTTTTTCTATCCTTCTGTCATTGTGTCTTTGCAATAAATCTACACATTCTAATTTTATTTTTGTAATTCCTTTATCGATATTTGTAAAAAGTTTTTTAGGCATAAAATGAATCCACTCGGATAAATCAGGTATTGTTACGCCATCACAATCTTTAAGTAACCATCCAAATCTAAATTTATTTTCAACAGTTTCTGTAGATGCAAGTTTTATGGTTTTGTTGAGAAGTTTAACAACATTTTCATAAACTTCTGAACCCTCACCAAGTAATTCGAAATCAACCTTCATTCCTCCATTTGCCTGTTGAAGTCCATACTGCATTGAGCTTATTACTAGTTTATTAGGATCTTGTTCGTGTGATTTATTTCCAGTAGAAACATTGAATGTTCCACCTTTCATCTCCATTTCAACATAAGGAGTGTAAACCCAACCATACGGAGGTTTTTCTGGAGTAGAACATAAATATTTTTGTATTTCTGCACTTGTTAAGCAAGCCATATTAGTACCTCACGAATAACTTTCTGGAACAAGTATGCTTAATCCAGCTTTAAAGTCCCAAATATCACGAATATTATTTATTTCCATTATTTTCCACCAAAATATAGATGTTCCATAAAAATCTTGTGATACTAAATCTGGTCTATATTCGGTTGATTTGTTTATAACAGTATATTTATCTCGATCACCAGACTTTATATCTTGTCTTCTGTAAATAGGAAATGTAATATATTTGTCTTCTCCATAATAAATTACCTTGTTATCTTCATAACGACTTCCTGATGGAACCATTTTTTTTGCCAATATATTGGCAACTTCTATTTTATTTGCCATTAATCATCACCACCAGTTACACGAATATCTTGTGCATATGGCAATTCTGAGGAATTATAAACAACCTCAAAATTTAAGCTAACATCAACTTTATATGGAACTCCAGTTTCTTCATCCCAAGGAACTGAAGAATCAAATTTTACATTGTAATCCAACAACACAACACATAAAGGAAGAGTAGACAAAATTTCTTTGCATTTAATTTTCATAATTGGAGGAGGAGAGTAAGGTGCTGGATCGTCTTCAGGATAAGTATGAGCTTCTAGCCATCTGAGTGTTGCTAATATTGTTTTTGCCGAACGATTTCCTGATTTTTCTTGTACAAAAAAATGACATTCAACACTAATGTTTCGATTGTCTGAATTTGCATAAGCCTTGATTGGAGCAGATCGTCCAATGCCAGTCTCATCGTTGTATTTTGCTGACTTCTTATCACTTATATCTGGAATATTATCAAAATACATTTCTATGTCATTATCACTTGCGTACAAGTTTCCATTTCCAGCCATAGTGCTGCTTATATAACAATCATCAATTTTATTTAATTTTCCTACACCATTTGTTGCTTTCATTTTTTACCTTTATTTAGTGCCAGATCCAACATTCGTAACTCCCTTGCCAGATGTTTGGAGGAATGATCCATAAGCCCACTTAGTATTCATGAATGGTTTATTTCTAACTTTTCTTGCTTCAGTATCTCCACCCATTCCACCTGCATTTGATTTGGTGCTATTGTCTGTGTCGCCAAGTGCATCCTTTATCTGAGTAAGAAGTTCTACCATTTGTTCGTTTAATTCAGTTTGGGTTACTGCTTCAGATGCAATTTCAGTCAATTCTGGAGAAGAAACAGTAGAAGAACTAGGTTCTGATGTCACAACTTCTTTTTGAACCTTTTCTCGCATACTAGGTTCTGGAGGTATTGCGGTAGCTACTGGATTATTTGCTTCCATTGCACTGCCAGAAGAACTCAATCCGCCAATCTGAGTTCCTGCAGCATTTGTCAATCTTGCCATAGCACCAAATTGAGTTTCTAAACCAGAAATATCGTCAATATTCATTCCGGGCAAATTCATTGAAGACATATTTAACATAATATTAGACATGCCAAACATTGCCTTTTGAATTTCAATCAACATGTCGGCAACAAGCTTTATTCTTGTCAAAGCTTCCGTCAATTCTGTCGAATCTGGCAAATTATTCATGATTGGATTGATAATTCCGTTGGTAAGGAATGAAGAAATACCAACCCAATAACTTGAGAATGTTTTTATGCTTTTATATATTTTTTCAATAGGCGATTTAGTGAACCAACCACCATCAGTTAATGGAGCTATATTTTCACTCAACGATGCAGAAACATTATATACTTCTTTTAAAATATCAGGTAGAACAACAAGACTTTTTGTAATTTCATTTAAAGAAGAAGCATCTGGCAAAGTAGATATTGGTCTTATAATTCCATTATTTATAAAGTTTGCTATTCCAATCCAATATGATGCAAAAGTCTTAGCAGATTCGTACATGGTCGCTATTGGAGACTTGACAAAAATGTTACTTAACCAACTACCCGTTAGAGGTTGTATCTGTTCTGAGAATGTGTCAATTACTTTCCTTACACCTACAAGGATACCAGAAACGAAAGTTAATTTGGTCATAACTTCTGTTAATTTTTCAACATTAGACATTCTATTTACTGGCTCAATAATACCAATCTGTATAAAGTTTGCTATTCCAGTCCAATAGGATGCAAAACTCTTAGCCGATTCGTACATAGTTGCTATTGGCGACTTAACAAAAATGTTACTTAACCAACTACCCGTCAAAGGTTGTATTTGTTCTGAGAATGTGTCAATCACTTTCCTTACACCTATGAAAATACCAGAGACGAAAGTTAATTTTGTCA